AATCCGGTCATGCACAAATACGCAAAAGAAAAAATCTGGGGCGACAATTACGAGAAAGACTGTGTAAACGATGGCACGTTTGAGCGTACGACCGTCCAGCCCTGGCACTTTGCCCAGGACGTAGACGCTGAAGATAACGTCAAGAAGATGACTCACTTATGGTTGAAGGGGCTTCCAGCGTTAAAGCGAACTGGCGATCTCACTGCCGAAACAGCGAGGGATGACATCCATAAGTGTCCTCCATCAGACGAGCGAGCAGCTATACGGTCTAAGTTCCATCAGGGGATAGCAGATGCGATGGCCGAGCAGTGGGCACCGATAATCAACAATCAACGGGCCGCAGCATAGCGGCTCCAAGGGAGATTTGAATGACTAGAAAAACACTACAATTTAATCGCCGCCGAGTGGGAGAGCTCCAGGCGGCTTACGACCAGGCTGTCCAGAACAACCTTGAAACCTTTACCTTCCAGGGCGAGGAGCTCTTAACGGCTTATGCAAAGTATATGTTAGAGTTTCTGAAATCCAGACCATTCATGCAACAGGGGGCAACGAATGAGCAACGAGGTTAATCAAAGAGCGATCAACGACTACTACGAGGCATTGCTTGCAATCTCTGCGCTAGCTCAAGATTCAGTAGAAGTACATGAAGCCGTATTCGCTGGCATCAACTTCTTTAGCAAGATGGCATTCGATACAGCACCTAGTGAGCAAGTGGCCAGGGACACCATTCTGGCTGGGATCGATGCGGCGTTCGATGATTGGCAAGAGGAGCAAAAACAATAAGTTACATCACGCAACTAGGGGTTGCAGTGCGCATCAAATATTGATAAATTCAGTATATCTCAAAGTTCCCCTAATGGATTTTGAGCTAAATCTAAAGTGATTAAAACTTTCACGTTTTGCCCCGACCTAAAAATCGGGGCTTTTTTTTGGACGCAACAAATGGAAGACGTAACGACCGATCGGGTAGCTGATGTCGTTGTGGTCGGAAGTGCGGCCGCTGTCCTGACAAACATTGAATCCGTTGCGTTGATCTTCTCGTTATTGGCGGGCGGCACCTATTACACGATTAAGGCTATCCAGGCATTAAAGAACAAATGAAGTATTTCACTGAACAAGAACTGGAGTGCCAGCATTGTGGTGAACGCGCCATCGATGAAGACTTCATGGCCATCATTGAAGACCTGAGAGAAGAGCTCGGATTTCCCTTTATTGTAACGAGCGGGTATCGATGTCCCGATCATCCGATAGAAGCAAAGAAAGCGAAACCCGGATCTCACTCAACAGGACTGGCGATCGACATAAACGTCACAGGAGAAAATGCCTTCAAGCTAACACAACTGGCGATGGCATCAGGAATCAAACGAATAGGATGGAATCAAAAGGGCGAACACTCAAAACGATTTGTTCACCTGGACACAGCAGACAGTGACGATTTCGCTGCACCAACAATCTGGACTTACTAATGGAAAACATAACAAACATTATTTTTGGGATAACGAGCATTATCTCAGTAGCAGCAATCATCGCAGCAGCAACTCCTAGCACAACTGATGATGAGTTCCTCGGCAAGATCATGAAGTACGTCAACGTCATCGCCTTAAATATTGGTAACGCAGTTAATGAAGAAGCCAAGAAGAAAAAGAAATAGACCCCTGGGTGCCCGGCTGAGGTTTTTCAACTATTCCTTCCTTGGCCGGGTACTTTCCTAATCTAAAGTAGAAAAATACAGATGGCACTAGGCAAAAAGACAGGAGGCCGAAGAAAAGGTACTCCGAATCACAACAAACAAGAGCTGGTCGAGCTGCTGCACAAAACGTATCCAGGCTATAACCCCGTGATACAGATGGCATCAATCGCCCAGGATGAGTCGATTGAAATGGTACACCGAGTACAGTGCGCTAAAGAGATCGCTGGGTATATCTTTCCCAAGCGTAAGAGTATCGAATCCAACATTACGGGCGATATGCGTTTAGTCGCAGTAGACCTGACAGGAATCAATGACCCAGAAGAGCACGAGACAGATAGCTGAGACTGAAGCTCATGCGGTACTACGCTACGCACCGCAAGGCTTAGTCCTAAAAGACTTTCATCAATCCAACAAATTTGTGCGCTGTTTAATTGGTCCACTAGGATCAGGTAAGACACAAGCCTGTATTGTTGAAGTTTTTAACCGAATCCATAAGCAGAAAGCCGATGATAATGGCATCAGGCGATCCCGATGGATCGTGGTACGAAATACTTATGTGGATCTACAGTCCACAACCATTAAGGACTGGCGAGAAGTTACCGGGCCTTTAGAAGTAGGACGATTCGTAAACGGATCTAATCCTACTCAGTACCTGGACTATCGACGATCGGATGGGACGCGAGTTCTTGGTGAAGTGTTGTTCTTAGCCTTTGATCGACCTGATGATGTGAGAAAGATCAGAGGTATCCAGGCAACAGGTGTCTGGGCTAATGAGGTTAAAGAGCTCAACAAGGAAGTGATCGATATGCTGCTCGCCAGGGTAGGACGATTCCCTAGTCGAGCGCAGTTAGGCAATTATTACTATGGCATGGTGGCAGACTCCAACGCGCCAAGTGCTGATCACTGGCTAGGTGAGTTGGCATTAGAGACCAAGCCGGATGAGTGGTCATTCCACATACAACCTGGTGCAGTGCAAAAGATCGATGGGTCTTGGCGACAGAATCACGGAGCTGAGAACCTGAATAATCTGCCAGATGGCTATTACATGAGGCAGATCAGTGCTCATAGTGAGGACTGGATACGAGCTAACCTGGCGAATGAATTTATCCTGGTGATCGATGGAAGGCCAGTACATCCAGACTTCAGCCAAACACAGCACGTTGCAGATCATGAGTTAGTGCCCACGGCCGGACGAGACCTAACCATAGGCATCGACTTCGGGCGTACTCCGGCAGCAGTGATCCTGCAGCAGCAGAATGATGGCCGATGGTTTGTATTACAAGAACTGGTCACCACAAATATGGGAGCGTTACGATTCGGTGAGATTCTCAAGCAGATTCTTAATGAAACTTATCCCAATTTTAATGTGGATAGTTACGGCGATCCGGCGGGTTCGCAGATGGCTCAGACGGATGACCAAACCCCTTTCATGATGTTGGAACAGTCAGGGATATATGCCTGGCCAGCACCGACTAATGAATTCGAGCAGCGCACTACCGCATTGGACATAAACCTTCGACGCATGATCGAGGGCCAGCCAGCGATTCTGGTTGATCCTCGCTGCAAGACGTTGATCCGGGGATTAGCTGGTGCTTATCAGTTCAAGCGAGTACGAACCAGCGATGGTGATCGGTTTCATGACAAGCCGGTCAAGGATGCGACCTCGCACGTTGTTGAGTCTTTGCACTACGGGCTCATGGGAGCTGGCGAAGGAACAGAGCTCTTTAACTCGGGATGGGTTGAAGAGTACGACAGTATAGAAAACGATTTTGATGGCTGGAGCCCAGCCACACAACTTAGTGGATTACGTTAATGGCATATTCAGACGAGCAAGAACAATTCGATGTGGATGAGCGCAAGCTAGTCAAAGTGCTTGAATCAAACATCATTGAATCCGACCTGGTATCGGGTACTGAGATCAGTGATCAGCGTGGGCGTAACCATGAGCTGTATTCCCTTGATGCCCTGGGCAATGAGAAATCCAATCGATCGCAGCATATCTCAGCCGATGTCATGGATGCGGTTGAGTCGCAGAAGGCGATGTATCTGGAAACCTTTTTGTCAGGCCGGAACGTGGTTAAGTTTATGCCAGAGAACTCCGAGGATACTACGGCTCATTTGGCCACAAGCTATGTCGAGCATATGTTCATGCACCGTAATGAAGGCGCGAAGTTATTACGCGATGCGCTGCACGATGCTTTTGTCTCCAAGAAGTGTGTTGTCTACACCTATTGGCAAGAAGACTCCACCTTAGTGACTAAATCCTTTGAGGGCCTTGCAGCTCCTCAGTTACAGGCATTGCAGGGACAGATCGCCCAGGAAGGCGGCGATGTCCAGGCACAACAGACTGGCATGGGGCCTGATGGCATACCAATCTTCAGTGGTGAAGCGACCGTCGAGAAAGACACCAGCAAGGTATGCGTTGAACTGTTAAGACCCGAATCATTCTTTAGGGATCCTCATGCTGGCGATATTAAGTACGCAAGCTATGTCGGCTGGCAAGAAGAACTACCGAAATACGAATTAATCGAGCGTGGCTTTGAAGAAGAAGAGGTCATGAATCTACGCTTGGATTATCGATTCAGACAGAACCAGGAAGATCAATCGAGGAAGTCGCATGACTCCAGTTATGGTCGGAATAAGCTGAATAACCGGGCTGATGAAGCAGAGAACGTCACGATCTATTGCATCTTTGCCTATATGAACCTGGAGAACTACGCGCCGACTGTCAGTGCGGATTCAGTCGATGGTACGAAGCTGTATAAGTTTGTCTTCTCATCTGGCGAGCTCTTAACACAAGAGAACGGCTCCAAGTGGACTGAGGTTGATGAATACCCAGTTCAGGAATGGACTCAGTATCCAATTAGTCATAGTGAGTTTGGCTTATGTGAAGCGGATATACAGGCTGACATCCAATGGACTAAATCAAACTTGCTCCGAATGATCATTGATAACCAGGCGATGACCAACACCTCAAGATGGAAGGCGCGTCATGGATTCATCAAGAACCCAAGAGAGTTATTAGAAAACAACATCGGATCCGTGGTGTGGATGAAGGACATCAATCAGGATCTACAGCCATTACCAACGAATCCGCTATCTCCGTTGTCCATGCACGTTTTAGAAAGTCTGGAACAAGAGAAGGAACAGCGATCGGGGATGTCCCGATTAGCTAAAGGATTGAACGCCGATGCGGTAGCGAATCAAAATGCCGATAGCATGATCGAGCGATTAACTAACGCCAGTAACCGGCGAGTGATGCGCGGAGTCAGGGACTTTGCAGAAACCTTCTTAAAGCCGCTATTCATTCAGATGTATAACTTAGGTGTTGAGAACGATTCCGGCGAGGTCATGATGGAGATCGCTGGAGAATTCCAATCCATGCAGCCTTCGTCCTGGCCGAACCGTACCTTATGTGGTGTGGAAGTCGCGCTAACCCCGGAACAAGCCAAGACCAAGGCAGCGTTCCTGTTACAAATGCACCAGCTTATTAGTCAGGATCAGAACCTCGCAATGCTGTATGGCATGGAGCAGAAACACGCGCTCATCGATGATGTGTGTGACCTGGTAGGCATTGGTGATACCTCCCGTTATATGCGTCAACCTGATTCACAAGAAGTACAGCAAGCCGGACAGATGGCCAACCAGAAGGCACAAGAGAACGAACAACTACAGCAGCAGCTCATGACAATGCAGATGCAGAATCAGATGATGCAGCAGCAGCTTGCCCAGGCAGCAAACGCCAGGGAAGACATCAAAGTCAGGCTGAAGGGCCTTGAGGTACAGACTAAGGTCGCTGATACCGGGGCTGATAATGCCAGGGCTGATGACAAGCTGGAATTCGAGAAGCAAAAGGCAGCAGCAGAATATCAATTAGAAAGAACTCAAAAGAGGCCAGCAGCATTATGAGAGGACAGGGGTATATAGAACGGATGCGTCAACGCAAGGAGCAAGAGAGTGGGTTTAATAACGAAAAGCGTAAGCGATTTCTTCAAGAGCTCAGTGAGAACAAAATTGCCGCCAATCAAGGAAGAGAACATCGCGACGATACGAACACGGGCCGAGTACGCGAAGAGTCTGATCGAGGACTCAGCGTTTCAGGAAGTGTTTCAAGCGATGAACGAGCAAGTAGTACGGGAGATCGCATCAAGCAGCCCACTCGATCAAAAAGAACGGGACGTTTTGTATCTAAAGCTCAAGCTAATAACTGAAATTCAAGAAACGCTGATGATGTTTATCAGCGAATATGAAACTGCCGCTTTGATTAACGAAGCGCAAGCCAACCATGAGGAAGCTAATTATGGCTGAACCAGATGTTTCCGCTGAGGTAGACCAACCGACATCCGCGCCGGAGTCTTCCCCTCAGACCTTTCGGGAACGAGCTCTTAATCGCCTAACAGAGGAGTCAAACGACCAACCCCAGGCTGAAGAAGAGTTAGACAACAATGCGGAGCCCTTATCGGAAGATACCGATTTAGATGAGGCAGACCAACTCGATGACACAGCAGAAGCTGATTCGGACTCAGACGAGCAACCCGAAGAAGACGATGCACCGAGAGTCTTTACGATAGACGGTAATGAGTTCAGTGAAGATGACATCAGAAACCTTGTAGCAGATCGCCGCAAGTGGGATGTCGAATTCCGTAAACGAACTCAACAGACTGCAAAGCAAAAAAAGGATTATGAGCGCGGTTCCGCTGAACTGGCGGTACAGCAAAAGCTCATTATGGATGCTGCGCAAGGCAATCTAGACCAACTGAAGCAAGTTGACCCGACTGGCCTATCACAGGATCAGTACGCGATGTATCAACAGAACCTGAAGCAAGCACGAGACCAGAATGATCACTGGGCGAATATGTTTAGCCAGGCGAACCAAGGGCTTAAAGCGAAGTTCGATGAATTTCAAAAAGCCCAGGCTGATGAGTCGGTTGAAGTGCTAAGAGGCATCGAACCCCGATGGAATGAGAATTTCTATGGGGATCTTAAAGAGTTTGCAGTCGAAACAGGCCGCTATTCAGATGAAGAGTTTAAAGAAGTCGCTGACTGGAGAGTGATCGAAGGATTGATCGCTTTACGAGATGCGGAATCTGCCACTCAGAAGCTGGAGAAGGTCAAAGAATCTAAATCCAAACCGAGCCGAAGACGGCAGAGAGCAAGACAACGCAATCGCAACTCACAAGGACAATTCCAGAGTGCGCGTGATGCGGTGTTTGAGTCTCCAAATGCTAAAGGTGATGGTTCATTTCGAGCAATGATGGAGGCGAAGCTCAAAGCTGAACGAGGTTCATAATTTAAGGACTTTGTATGGCTTTTCATACTTATACACAAACCCGTCAAGCTGAAGACGTTCAGGACGAGATTTATCAAATCTCTCCGGTAGATAGCCCCGTGGCTAGCCTCAGCAAAACAATCAGAGCAACTGGTAAGCTCCACGAATGGTCAGAAGACCGTTTGAACTCAAGCGGTGCTAACGCCGCCGTGGAAGGAGCAGATGCCGGATCGGATACTTCGGTAGCGATCACAGCTCTGAACAACTACACCCAGATCATGACTAAGGTCGCCAAGATTACTGGCACTTTAGAAGCCGTAGATAAGTACGGCCGTGATTCTGAAATGGCCTTAATTGAGAGGGTCGCCGCATAGCGATATGCGGGCAATAACTCTGTGAATTCAAAGGAACTCTCACTGAGACAACTTTGAGCCAAGCCCCGCCAGGGGAAGGTGCAACGACTATCCGAAAGGAGTACAGCCAAGTGGCTGGAAGCGCAGAGGCACTCAAGCAAGTGCAAGACATAGTCTAATCTTCATAGTGATATGAAGCTGGTTAAAACCGGGTGTGAATTAACGACTCACACTGAATACAAATGATCAATTGGAACAGCGATATTCTGAGCTTGCGAAGGATATTGAGCTGGCAATTATGGGTAAGCCTGGAGGAAGTTTCCAGACAGCAACAGCGGGATCGTCGAGTGCTGCGAGAAAGTTCGCTGCCCTGGCAATTCAGCTTCAAGGAGGCCCTAACAACGCCACTTTGATGCAAGATGCCACCTCAGATGACACATTATCGAAATTGGAAACATCCATGCTCGATGCACACCAAAATTGTCATGCAGTGGGCGGAAACCCAGATACGCTGATGGTTCCCCCAGCGGTTTCTCGATACGTTGCAAGCTTTGCAGCGGCATCAGGACGCAACAGGGAGCTCCGAGATACTACTAAGATCGTCAATAACGTAGACCTTTACGTTTCGCCTAAACATTGGGCCATTGCGGCGTGAGTCGCATTGCAAACTCCGTGAATTCAGGGAAAATCTCATTGAGACAATCCTGAGCCAAGCTCGAAAGAGAAGGTGCAGAGACTATTGCGAAAGCAAGTAGGGCTAAGTAGCCCGAAGCGCGGAGCATCCTTAGAGGATGATGATATAGTCCGGCCTAGTATGTGAATACTAGCGGCTGCTAAGAGCAGCGGGTATGAGCTAACGACTCATGCTGAACAGATCGTTTGGTGAACTTAACGTAGTTCAAGACCGAGAAATGGAACCGCTATCGATGGTTGGAATTGATTTCAACTACTCGGCTACAGCGGTACTAAGACCTACTCAAGATTTTGCCTTGAGTAAAACGGGTAAGCATTGCCCCCTAGTGGCGAAAGCCGCATAGGATAACTTTGTGAACTGCTGGAAACCCCAAACACATCATGGTGTGGGCAATCAGCAGCCAAGCCTGGAAACAGGAAGGTTCAACGACCATCCCTACGGGGAGTACGGCCAAGCGGCTGGAAGCGCAAAGCACCCTTCGCGGGTGAAGATATGGTCTCGTCCTTGCAGATAATGTAAGGCAGCACGATGAAGTGCGGGAACAGTCTAGCGAGCTGTTTTGAAGATTTTACCAATGGATGCAGAATCGAGACAAATCATCACTGAATTGTCTTACTGTCTCTTGAACCGGGATTCCGCGTTCAGAGTGCATACCGTAAGCGCAAGCTTATAACCCTTGAAGGGCTCTTCGGAGCCCTTTTTTATTGGAAACCTTATGACTGAGAAACGAATTATCTCCGCTACCGGGGATGTGTCGCGGTGGATTGCGTCCGAGCATGACAGCTCCGGTAAGCTGCAACACTATCGAGGCTACAGCCAGGACGTTAAGCAAACGGCTGACCTGGTGAAGCAGCGAGCACAACAAATGCCTGGGCGATTCAGTAAATCGCTAGAGCATCAATATGTGGGCTCGGTGCCAATGACCATGATTCAGGATTTTGTCGCCAAGCGCGGTAAAACGATGAACGACTGGGCAACCGATAAGCACTTGAAGAAAGCATTTCTGTTGCATATGACGGCAGAAAACCCTCGATTGTTTGCTAAGAGCTATCAGACATGACTTATGGGGTGCTCAAGACTGACCTGGCTGACTGGCTTAATCGATCAGACCTAACCTCGAAGCTGGATTCGTTCATTAAGAACGCTGAGAACACGATCTATCGAACGCTGAGTCATCGATTGTTAGAGAAAACAGCCACGTTTGATCGAACTAGCGAGTCTCCATTAACCGATGTCCTGGCATTACCGAGTGATTACCGGGAAGCGATCCTATTAACGGTCGATGGCACTCCGATCGAGCGAGTCTCACTGGATTCTATTTCTAATCGAACAGCTAAGGTCGATGAGCCGAGTGAATTCTCAAGAAACGGAACCGATATACAGCTATGGCCTTTCCCTGATGCGGGACGGACATACAAATTAACCTATTATCACAAACCGGCCACTGTCACAGGTGGATCGGATAGCGGCACTAACGATCTGCTAACGGCAGAACCCGCACTATTTCTATATGGCTCGCTAATCGAAGCCGAGCCCTACCTTCACAGTGATCAAATGCCCATGTTGCAAGTTTGGGCGAGTCGATTCGGTGAAATCCTAGCGACATTAGACCAGGAATCCTCTTTAGAGAACTATTCCGGCTCGACTGTCACCGTCAAATCAACATTCAGCGGGAGATTATAAATGCCCAACTTAACAGACGAACAAATCGCACAGATATTAGAAGCTGCTGGCCC